TTCATAGTATCCATCTCTTCCTTCTTCTAAGAAGAAAACTGGAGATGTACCATCTAGATTAACAACATTTGTATTCAAGGTATAAACCTCTGCAGCATTTGTTGAAGTTGAATCTAAAATGGTCACGGTAATAGCAGCAGTGTTTACATTAGCAGCAGGAATAATATATGATTCAAATGTATTATTTGCGTATGTGTATACTATATTTGCTAATGTACCTTGCTCTATTTTAAGATTAGTGAACTTCCAACCAAGGGTTGCATCATAAATAATCGATGTAGTAGTTGAATTAAACATAGGATATGTGACACCGTCAATACTTGTAGAGAACTTTGTGCCTCTCGGTATACTTAAAGGAAGCGGTGTATTGCTTCCATCGTGATTCCAGAAAGGTGTAGCAGTTCCCTTTGCCATTACCATATCAACATAAGCTACGGATGGTGCAATAGATCTTGGTGTGTATCCTAATAGTTTAGCATGAGATACCACAGAAGATCTTAATTGAGATGTATCAAGGAATGTTTCATTCAAAGCGAAGTTAGCATTCATAGAGTTAATGTGAGTTACATATGCTAACACATCTATAATGGTTGACATTGCAGAGCCTTCGTAGTTATAGTCATTGAAGGTTGTATCAGTAGCCTTCATGTATGCAACTAGATTTAACTTTATCTGTGCGAAGTCTAATTCACTTGCATTAATTCTTCTTTCGATTGCCATTATCGTAATCTCTCTATTGTGGTAGCGATATCAACTATTTCATTACTAGATTTAACTCTACCGGTTATTGTTATTCTTACTTCGTTTTCATCAGCTCTTGCCTGAATATTTGTATTTAATATTTCTATTCTTGGTTCAAAATTACTTAAAGCAACATTAATAGAAGTAGACATATTTGCTGCTGTTATATTTGTCATGTTCTCAAATAGATACGATCTAAGATTTGCACCAAAGCTATAATTAAATGGACGCTCGCCATGATTAGTACGAAGTATATTTAATACGCTTTGTGTTATTGAAGCATTGTCCTTCTTTATTCCGACGTCATTTGTATTAGGATTTTGCTTAAAAGTAAAATCTAAATCTTTGTATGTTGCTTGTCGTGCTATCTGTGCCATATATCTTATTTATACCTAAGTGAGTGGGTCAGTCAGTATTTGATTGACATTATTAGAACCGTGTTGATGACTATCAAGTTTTTGTGATGTGCTAGTATGAGTTGTACCTGTCACGATAACATTCTTCGTTACATTTAAATTTTCAGTGATGTCTACATTACCAGCCAATGTTATCTTCTTAGTCGTATCAGTTGTTGTTACTGTTATATCTCCTTCAGTAGATGTAGTAGTTATATTTCCTTCAGTAGATGTGGCATCTATATAACCTTTAACGTTAGCTGTCATATAACCACCAACTGTTGTTGCAACATTACCTGCTACAGCAATATCTGCATCGCCGCTTACAATAATTTTAACATTACCATGTACTTCAAGCGTATCATGACCTAATACTAATTGATAGTTATCTCTTGCAATAGTTTCATTCTTTGTACCATTTGGATCTATCTCGTATCTTGTTCCACTCTTATGTCTTTCCGTTATACGCTCATTGCCAGGAGTATCATCATATTCTTTACAATGGCCACTCTCTGTTTCCATAACATTATTGTATGGATACACTGGAGCATATGTACTAGGCGGTTGATACGAACCAGTAGGGTCTTTTGTATTCGGATCAGCTTCAGCTCTTACTCTTACATTGTTATCTTCTACGCCACCCGTCTTTGTAGGAAGAGTTCCCATGACCATAAATTCTTGCATGTATGAATCTAGAAATGTGCCACAAACTAATGAGCCTATTGCTAAATTTACAGAACTACCTGTACCATTTATGGCTGGAGTATCTCCAGGCATCATAACTTGAGACCATGACATATCTTCTTCTTTTATATTATCATGAAGATCAAATACTCTTACTTTAACTCTTCCAAGCTTTAGCTTATCATTAACATTTATTACTTTTCCAAAATACATTATACGTCTCCTGTTCCATCTCGTATTAACGATATATCTTGAGCATATGCAAATTTACCATCGTCCATTACAAACCTGTGTTGTATACTTGCAATTATATACTTAGCATCTGTTTTTGAGCTACTTCTATTACTTCCACCAGAATCTGTAGCTATACTAAAACCGCAGCTAAGGCCTGGAACAGCAACAGTTCCCATTGCACTCATTCTCATATTGAATATTCTTCTTTTCTGATTGTATGCTGCATGAGCTTCAGGTTCACACACCGTACTAAATACTGATTTTACATCATCATCATACAAACTATTTTGTAACTTAAACGATGTTAAAGCTACATCGGTAAGTTCTGCAGTTGGTAGATCTTTAGTTGATGTTTCATCTAAACCTATCTGTTGAATTTTAGAACCATAAAATCCACTAGCAAGCTTAGCTGTATAATTAGTATTAAACTCATCCATAACAAATTGACCGACAGTTCCTATTTCATCTCTTACATCTATACCATCTGCTTCACCTGCTCCAGCCAATGAAGCTTTTAGTGTAAATGTTGTGGTGTTGCTGTAAAAACCAGTTGTCTCTGTTATACCAAATTCGTTTTTATCCATGTCACCTAATGAAGTTAATCTTGTAGCTCCTTCATCAGCAACTCTTTGATACATCATTAATGGTGTTTTCTCATTATCATAACAAGAATTGACTACATTGGTTAAAGCTTCTACAGCTTTGATATTAGGTACAACGTATCTACCCTTTGTAATAGATCTTGAATCTCTAAATAATGTTGCATTTTTTAAAACTGGATTTGTTTCTCTAAAAATTTGATGAATAATTTCATCGCCTCTACCAGAATAGGATCCGTTTATTTTTTTTAATTGTGAATTCATAGTGGTATAAGCAAGGAAATGAATTTGATATTTTTTACCAGTTTTTACTATTTCCATTTTTTCAATACCATCAATATAAAATTCATTAGTAAACATGTAACTTTCATATTGCCATTGAATTTGAATAGGAGCATGAGAACTAGATGGTATAAAATTATCCATAAAATTTACATTGTCTTGTACAGATAGGCTTCCTCTTACATTACCTTTTATAGTTTCAAACATAGTTAAGCTCAAAACCATTGGAGCTATATCAACATTCTGTACTGTAACTTTTAGACTTTGAAGATTTATCATTATGCAATTACAGTTGAGGACATTTCAGCAATAAATTGATTAGCCACACTTCTAATATGTAATGGCTTAATACATTTAATAGCTCTGTTCTGTTCAGTTACAGCTGATTCATAATCAATATAAGAATAAGCACTTGTTCCACTCGCGCGACGCTTTACCCATGCTTTAGTTGAATCATCAATATGGTGATGAGGTGCATAAGCCTGTGACTTAATAAAATTAGCTACCGCTGAAGATGTAGAAGTAAGACCAGTAATAGTTTCGCCAGTCTCAGTAAATGTACCTAAAGTTTTTTCTATAACAACATAACCCATATTGACATGTATTTCTTTTAAAATACCTGTTGCACCAGATATAGAACCTGTTACTGTTTCACCAATAAGAAATTTATTAACAAGGTCAGTGCTAGTATCGGCAGCAAGGTATTGATATTTATTTGTACAGTATTCTATAAGCTGACTAGAAGACATCGGCCAGTCATCCCATATATTTTTTATTTGTGGATTAACTAATAAGAATGTCCAATGAAACAGCTCAGTACCATATAATCTTTTACTTAAAAGATCAGGTCGCTCACCATCTATGATAGTTACTGTCTGATAATAACCTGCGTTATTAATAAGATCATCTGATACTTTAGCTTTAGCTGTTAGATTTTTTAATAGATCTACATTACCAGATCCATCTACATCAATTGCTGCGTTTTTTATATTTGCAAAATACATATTATAACCCCTTATCTACATCATCAGCATATATTGGAACTATTTCTTTAAGTGCTACACTTAATCCAACTTCAACTGGTGAATTATTTCTTCTAAAGAACGAAGAATTATTTGGATTATATGTAACATTAACGCTCTCAATAAAACATGGTGGTAATTGTATCATATCTTTAGCTCCATGAAATGAAGTTATAACATGATCCGGTACTGTTACTAATGTGGAACTTGTTGCTTTAGCATGAGAAGATCTTCTAAAAAATTTAATAAGGCCTGCAACGTGATTAGATTCATTTTCATTATCTGGTAACATTGTCCAATTAAATGTAAACGTTCTTAATGCGGTTGATGAATATCTTGCAAGTTCATTTGGATTCATAACTTTACCAACATGTCTTTGCATTTCTGTTTGAACAAGAGTACCTAAGCTACCGGTAATTACAGCAGTAAGTGCAGCAGGAATTCCTGGAATAATACCAGCGGCAGCACCCATTCCAGCAAGAACAGCTGGATCAGTCATTGTTACCCAGTTCATCAACTCTGAATTATCTCCATCAGCACCTGCCATAGCATTTAAGGCAGCTCCTAATTTTCTGGTATCTTCATTATAAACCATTGAATCATTTATTTGAATATCAGTAGGCATATATAATGCAATTGAACCTGTATAATTTCTTTCAGCTGGTGTACTAGACTCTCTTATAAACTGTGATATCGTGTCTTTTACATTGGTAGCAATTTGTTTACCTGCCTCAATTATGTCAACGCCTTCAGCTGTTTCATTCTCTGAAGTAGCCGAACCTGTAAATAAGCCGGTAAAAGTTTTAGTTAACTCAACCTGGTGCTTAAGTTTAGCTTGTGCTGCAGCTTCATCTATAGACATCATCTCAAAAAGCATAAATGGTTCATGCGTAGTTTCAGATATTTTATCCATACGCTGTTTAGCATATGCACTTGAGTCATGACTATTAAAGTTTACATCATCCATTGAAGTATCATTACCAACAGTCTCTGGATATTTCCAGTGGTCTTGACCAAATCGCATTTCCCAGCCAACGGTATCTGTACTTATTCCTATTTTTTCTAGGTGGGCTAAATCATCTGGTGTGCTCATAATGGTTCCTTTGTTTGTATAATACTTATTTATACGGGTTTGTATAAATACTTACATGAAAAAAACATATTCTGGATCATGGAAGCCAAAGAACCTTGCTAAGTATAAAGGTGATGCTAACAAAATAAAATATAGATCCCTATGGGAACGCAATGCATTTAGATATATGGACACTGCATCATGGGTCAAGTGGTGGAACTCTGAAGAAACTGTTATAGGTTATATATGTGCAACAGACAATAAGCCTCACAGATACTTTGTTGACCTCACTATAAGAACAACTTCAGGCCGTACTCTATTAGTCGAGATCAAACCATCAGCACAAACACAACCACCTAAAAAGAAAAAGCTTAATGAAGCATTAACCTATATGAAGAATACATCTAAGTGGAAGTATGCTAATAAGTTTTGTGAGGAACGTGGATATGAATTTCAAATATGGACTGAGAATGAATTAGAAGCTATGGGTATACGTACCATGAGTATGAAGATGAAAGCTAGCAAGACAAAGACTGGCAAAAGAATATGGAAGACACTGAAGAAAAGGTTATAAATATAGTTATGAATGAAGAAGAACAAAATGACGGCAAATTAGAATTATCTCTAAGAATATTAGGGAATGAAATAATAGGATTCAAAATGGTAGTAGATGATTTTAAAATAAAGTTTTTGCTGGGAGGCATAGCTGCTCTTGGTATCATAGCATATATTATGGTAGTATTCGGACCTCAATTAATGGAGACATTTAGTGGCTAGTTTATTCGATAAGTTAGAAGCAGAAGCATTCAAGAAAGGATTAGTAGCAAGAAGTAAAGAAGCTAATGATTGGTTTTCAAAGAATGTGAAGAAGCTTGGTAAGTTAGGTCCTAGCATTTTAGGTGATGATGGCTTAAGAAAACAGGCTGGAGCTTCTCCAGGTGATATGGTTATGTACACATATAATCCTAAGCTAAAGAAAACGTTACCATACTACGATACATTTCCATTAGCTATTGTTGTTGGTCCTGCAAAGGGCGGATTTCATGCTATAAACCTACATTACCTACCGCCTAAAGTTCGTGCTATCTTCTTAGATAAATTAGGTGATGTTGCATCTAATCAAAAGTTTAATGCAACAACTAGATTTAAGATAACTTATAAGTTGCTAATGGCAACAAAGAATTATAAATACTTTAAACCGTGCTTTAAACATTATCTGTCAACTAACGTAACTTCAAATATTATGAAGGTCAATGCAGCGGAATGGAATATAGCAATATTTTTACAAACATCAAACTTTAAGAAGGCTAGCGCTGGTAAAGTTTGGGCAGATTCTAAGGGACAATACTAATGTCATTACCAGTAAGCATAGATTCAATGAAGTCAACGATCAATCGTCGTGGTGGTATAGCACGGCCAAATAGATTTGGTGTATATATTACTCATCCTTCAAAGAGTATGAATAGCTTATTACAATTTAATCCAGCCACGCTATTAAGTAATTTAATATCGGGTGATGGTGTTAATGCCGGAGATTTTATTAGTGATCCAAGAGATATGTTTATACTGTGTAGATCAGTAACATTACCTGGAAAAAGAATATCTACAACTGAAGCCGCACATAATCATCATATGTCAAAGAAACCATATGGTGCAATAGCAGATGAAGTAACCATGAATTTCATGTTAACGAATGATTATTATATAAGAAAGTATTTTGATATGTGGCAAGAGATGATTGTAGATACAACATCAAAACATTATAAAACATTTTATAAGAATGAATATTGTACAGATGTAACTATACAACAATTATCTTCAGGCAATGATATTGTTCCAGGATATTCACTCATATTGCAGAATGCATATCCTATACAGGTAGGAGCTATTGAATTAAGTTCTGAAGGTGAAGGTTTATTAGAAGTAAGTGTTACATTTGAATACGATAATTACAGGAGCGTGGGAGTAGT